CTCATATAAATAAATAAATTTAGATATGCGAATGGCGATAAATAATTAATATAAATATATGCTAACAGCTGTTTTTAGTACTGGAGTGAAATTGCTCTTTAAGTACAAAGCATATAAAAAACTTTAAGTCAACCCATAAGGGGTTGCATAAAGATAAAAAAAAAATCACTTTGTACTGTAAGTTACTACTCACGTAACCCCTATTGGCTGAGATTTAAGACGACTACTGGTGCCCCTACCAAGAAGTGGAAGGAGTGGTCGTCACCCGTTGCTTCAAGCACGATGCCTTTAGCCGGGCTGCCCAATGAGCTGAAATACACACCGGACCTGAGCCCATCATCATTGTGTGACAATGCTATCATGTCGGTGGGGGAATAGAAAGGTTTGTTAACCTCAACGATTGGATTGAGGCGTAAATCCTGAATATGTAAGGCACCCAACTGATCTTCAGAATCACCAACCGCAGTCTGTTGCCCACTGACTGAGATTAAATCACCTTGTGTCGCTACGAACTTGTAGCGCCAACTCCCTCGTTGGAAGCGGTATAGGTACGAAATAATCCCTGCGAGCGATTGCTGCTGGCTGGAATAGATGCCGACACCTTTCATTGGTTTCCCAGTCCAAGTTTCTAGAAAGGTGTCTACCTTTGTGAAGCGTCGTGACAACGCTCGAAGGCTTACTATAGTCTCGCCCATAGTGGTCGTCATATTTGACGAATCTATTTTGGCGTTTGGTGTTACATCGTCCACACCTTCAACCACGAACTGGCGGGATGGGCGTGCGACGACTGTGGCAGCGCCAATGCAGTATAGTGTAACTTTACCGACTACATCGATATCAAATACACTATTTGGTACTGTCATTGGGGTGGAAGTTGCGATGCCACCATTTGAAGCGTTAAAAACAACTTCAAAATATGTCTTGTCTGTGTGGGATACTTTGGCGGGTTTTTCCTCACGGAACGCCGTGTCGTAGGCTGATACAACACATGGAGCAGACAGTCTAAAGCGGCCATCCTCCAGTGTTAGCCTAGTCACCACCGGGCGAGCGGTGGGTGGGCTCCAAGTGATATAGCTGTATTTTGAGCCAGCTACTGCTGCATTATTCCATCGTATCTCTGTCTCCTCAGACAGGCGGGCAGACGTGTGTTTAAACTCAGTTGTAGTTTTAACATTAATAAAATCTGTAGTATTGGTGTTAACTTCAGTGTTGTAATCCCAAGTCGTGGGATATTGACTGATTGTTCCAGGATAACTATGAGATGGGATAGTCACCGTGGTGGCACCTTCTTCTAGTTCTATTTCATGCGCCGTTACAACTGTGTCTGGTGGATTATTTGCTAAGGCGTGCACGCGCAGGGCACTCCCTGGTTCAGCTAACTCCATGTTTTCCCAGTGCATCCATGCATAAATGTCAACAAAATCTGCTACAGTATCTGCAGCTACCAAAGGATTAAGAACACTTATGGTCATGCTACCGGATGAAGGGCTTTGCCAAGGATCCGTAGGCAACCACTTGTTTGGCATAACACTTGTGAAGTCAACCTTGACTCCATGGTGGTCAACTGTTGATAAATCAACAATGACCGTGTACACCTCATTAATTGGATGGTTACCTGCGGGTGCTACCGCCGGCGTATACTGAACCAGCAAACGCCCTTGGTGGAATTGTGTTTTAGCAAACTTAATTTGGAAGACTGGGCAACCTCTCCACCATTTGAACATCGAGGCTACGACCCCGGAGGGTGGCAGGAAATACGGAACATTTCCTGAACCTGATGCTCTAAACTGCGTAGGGGCTGGGGCGATGGGCAATTGTGCGATAACGGTCTCGGTGTCATCACTAGTAGACCACCGCGCGTGTCCAGCCATAAAAGGTCTCTTGAATATATAGGGTATCGACATTTCGTCCTTGCTTGTGAAGCTCAGAGTAGACGACACCATGTTATTGGGTAGAGCTGAAAGATTGACAGATTGGTCAATTCCTTCTAGGTTGGTAAACCCGCGAGCGGGTAAGTTTGTGTACACAGCATTCTTCTCCATGTCCATAACTTTGGAAAAACCAAAAAGCGAAGCGACGCCTGAGACTGCTCCTGCAATCCAGCTCACTGGCTTTGCGATTTCTCCTATTACGGGCACATTAGATAGAACGTTGGCCACTGAACCTACTGAATCCGCCACGGAGGAAATAATTCCTTTGGAAGATGCTTTTTCATCTTCTCCCTCTACCACGAATTGGTGTTTGCGTTGCGTGTGTTTGCTGCGCTTTCCATCCACCATGAAGTGAACGCCTTCACGGATCACTGACCCGGGACGTTCCAACTCCAGGTGCTCATGTACTGCTCGAAATCCAGGCATTTCGCCATCACCCTGCCTACTGAGATCTGTTGGAACCATTCCATAAAGTTCGATGTTCTTCAATTTCAACACAATTGAGAAACTCGCTTTAGGTGAATCGATTCCAGCTAACTGACTCAGAACGCTAAGGTTGAGACGGCCAAAATGGTTGTTGGATTGCGTGGGGACCATCTGATCCTCTGCAGTATATGGGATATGCAAAGTCACAGCTCGTGTAGGGTGTTGCAAATTGAGTTCCACACCAGGATAACTTGTAATAGATCGTAGATGTTCTGACAAGTGCTGTCGCCAAGGGTCAATGGCATCCTCCATCGGAGAGTACCACATGTATAGAGCTCCTTGAACGAAAGGTGTGGCTTGAACCCTCAATTCTGCATCTATATCAGCTTTGATATACGCTATCGCCGAGAGACGATCACGCATAAGCTTGGATGCTGCTAGAAGATCTGGCAGCAAACTAATAGATGCTAAGCGCGGTTGCAAGTATTTGACATCTGCTACTTGAGCGACTGTCATGTCGGCTATTTGTACGTGGCTACTATCCCAGGTGCCGGTGACAACTGTCACCTCCCTGGACAATGTTTCCAGTAATTCTGGCCGATCTACCTTAAAGGCATTCGTACTTGTATATGCGCGGGGTTCAATCTGGCGTTGTTCATTGTGTGGTGGTGCGTTCTCTACCAAGGTGGTAGACAACTGTTGTGTCGCCGCTGTCGCTATTTCAGGTAGCGAAGCGGTTGTCGTATTAGTCTGTCCTGTATATAATTCTGGTTCTTGAATGCTAAGTCTGGGTATTTCGCAGCACAATTCACATTGGAATTGTTCACGACTCAACTCAAGGTCGTCACTGCTAGGTCCTGATGGGATTCCGGAGGGCTGCTCCGCACCATCCCTTAGGTGTCTACCCCCTGTAGCATGCTCAGTGATGTTCCAGGACCAAGTTATTGGCCACTGAGTAAGATCACACAGGGAGGTGGTGTCCGTTTTATGCCTGGACGGGGCAGTTAGCCGAAAAATTGGCTAATTAGGGCTTGGTCCGTTTGGAAGCCCGTTCTCTGGTACTCCAGAATGTCTTCACATTCCTCATAACTGGGTATTGAAACGAGGCGTGAGTTAGAAAGGTTATCCCTAATACGTTTTACAAAACTCGAGTAGTACTCTTTGCCATGCAGAGAAGCTTCAACTACTGCCATTGGTACAACTTGTGCCAATGCAGCATCGTTGGTAATCTTCTTAGTACGCCACATGACCATATCTTCTATCGTATCTCTACTGATAGGAGCTAGATACTCTTGTTTTGCATAGGGACTTGGTACGAAAGTTCTTTTAAGAAACGTGATTTCAGAAAGATTTTTATAAGTTCGTAGAGACTCTGTCTTAGTCTCATCAGTATAAGTGTGGCCAGTTTCCGCCATAACTCTGGTTATGGAAATCTGGTTAAACCATGACACTATCTTTGGGGATATACCTATTAGAGAATCATCTCCATAGTATATCCCTTTGACATTGTGTACATAGTCTATCAATGATGACACACCCACTTTTTCTTTCTTGAGTTGCAGATATACGTACCTGAAAATAAACATGTTATACATGCAGTTGATCAACGTCGTTAGTGGATTCCCTGATGGTTGAGAGTGATTCAGGACAACGATTTGATTGCGAAATAAGACGCAAGCGTTGACTAAATAGTGGAAGAGTGTAACGCGGATGTTAGCGTTTTCTTCCCCATCATTGTACCATTCATTTATTACGTCACATATTTTGAACAGTATCTGAGCATTTAAGCTGCCATCAAAATTAGAGAAATCACCTGCTATCACAGGTCCTCCCTTATCTGTAATCTGTCGCGCGATTCTAGTCCAATCTAATGAATATACATTGGTACCCAATGCTATTTCATTATCTATTCGATAGACCATACAGTGGCGCAAAAAATCTAGAAAATACATTCTAATGGCTAATGCTAATGTGATGTTACATGCTGTAAACACACGTGTCTTTTTCTCAGCAATTTTGTTTAAATTGCGGCGTTCATCTTTCAGGCTGGCTATAAAAGCTCCTTCCAAAGGCTGGTATATGCCTTTCTTGGCCTGTTCTATCATATTGCCGACTCTCGCTACGATCTCTGGGTGATCAACTATGTACTCTTCGCCAGACCCCAACCACTTGGACTTCCCTGGCTGACCCTTCGTCTCGAGGACATAAGGGTAACCTGGGCTGGTTCTCCGGTTGAGTGGTTCAACGAAGTTTTCTTCTGTACCTGTGATCACGTCAGCGAGACTGTAAATCTTGGGATTTTCCCGACCAACTGATACTATATCTAAAATATTACTGGCGCATTTAGAGAGATCTCTCTCATTCAACAACACCGTGTCTTGAGTCATTTTAGCTGCATTTTTGAGCAGGATGTCCACATTTTTATCATATAATATTGCTGGCGCAGTCTTAACTTCAAATATTCCATTAAGCTCCGTTTTACGTATGGCTGTGTCTTTGGGTACGTGAACACCGTTCTTAACTTCTCCCATGTACATACAGTTGCTTAGAGGTGAATCTTCGTTCATGTCCAGCATGGGGGCATCCATCTGAACTTGAAAAGCATGTTTCTTGATATTCCTATCTAACATTTCCTGTGTTATCAACTGAGAATATCCAAACCCTGTGTCTCCTGCCAAGTGTACACCAGTAAATTTGTGTGCCATTTCTGGATCATAGATTATGAGAGGGCCCCCACAATCCCCAGGCTGGGTGTTGGCACTGTATTCGATATAGTTAACAGTTTGGTAGGTGTCGACTTTATTTGCATCTACGTATTTGGCTATGTTTGTGCTATAATTAAGCTTAGCGTCAAATATGCTCTCCAAGCACAATGACACTTTATCTTCAAACATTCTACGCAGTGCTACAATCTTAGAATATGGGCTTATACTCTTCTCTAGATAGCATACCTCTGAGCTCTTTATGAAATTCTTGACGATATTGGGTCTGGCTGTAACATTCTTGGTACATTCCACTATAACCAAGTCTAAAACTTCCCCTTCTGCTGATGTAACATCTACTTTGCTAACCATGCGTGTCTTAGTTACGCTCCCGTCGAAAGACTGAAAACTGATATCATCCGTGCTAGCCCGGTCAACTAAATGACGAGGTACTAATAGTAATCGGCCTTGGAGGAACAATCCATTTGTACTGAAAGCCAAACCATCTTTCTTAATCACGCTCGCGCGAACTAAGTTAAATTTGGTGGTTGTCTTATTTATTAATTCTGTAGCATTTGGATCGTATGATGCTTCTACAAGAAATTCGACAACGTCCTTATTTTCTCGTGATGCTTTCAATTTTCCGGACAATACCTCACACGTTGAGAGTGGTGCGTTAGGCAACTTTGTGACGGGCTGTGTTTTCATCCAACCATCACTTGCTTCCAACACGTGGTGTTTGACCCTGCCGACTGAAATTTCTTCCCCTTCAACATTACGCCAAGATGGCTGTAGCTTGACATCCTCTACTATTACATTCCGTAATCTAGTCATCCTATTTTGTTGCGATTCGGGCCGCGTTTCCACTCTCACGGACCTATTGATAGTTCTACGATTCTGTTGTGATTCCACATCTGGAGCTACTCTCATATCTTTGCTTGGTACATTGTTGGTTGCCTCCACATAAATACCATTCTTACATTCAACTTTACCAACAACTAACTTATCAGTATCATAGTTAAATCTGTCTGTTTGTGAAATTGCTAATTCGACAGACATAGGGATATTATACTTACGTGCTAGAACAGCCATATTTTTAAGGAAATTATTCTTATCATTACTAGCGAAATAATATTGATTTCTTTCCTCACTAAATTTGAGCATAATCTTAGACCATGGAGCAGCTTTGATCTCCTTACACAATTGACACCCTGTAAAACATGTTCTTGTCGTAAACAGGTCCATAAAGTTGGGTGATGCAGATAGTGTTGCTGTCATTTTACATGGTGTAGTCTTATATGCCCAGTATGACACCCCACCAGCTATCACAGCTCCTATGATGCTGGCCGTGAGGCCCCACACCCATCCTGGAACAGCGGTAAGGGAATGCCAAAAGTTAATACAAGATTGCTTAATAGTACCTAAGATTGAACCGAAGCTGGTGAACAAGCTTTTAATTGGTGTGAATTCATAGCCCCTAAAAGCAGCCATAACACCAACCGCACTAGGCTTGTGCTTAAATGTTTGGTATAGATTCTTAATAGTAGTTGTACTAACTGTATCTACATCTATATTGGGTAAATCCTCAATATGTAAAATGTGTGTTTGGTTGATATCAATCTCTCCAGTCTCAACTGTAGGCTCGGTGTTAGTGCAAGCCTGTAAATGTTCAGCGTATGGAATAACTGACCCAATGTCATATTCTGTGTCCATTAAGCCAAAGGACGCCACGACCGCATCGTCCAAGATATAGACTGACATTGGCAAGTGTAAGGTGTCAAACGTTAATTGGAGGGCATTTTTCTTTTCATGTTTAGTGGATGTAACAGCGATGTTACGCAGTGTACCATCAATGAATACTTTATAATCTGCTTTCTTGTTTTCCTTGATAGGGTGTGCTAAGGGAACAATAAAAATGCTATCTCCGTGTTTGCATTTGATGTAGCTGCGAGGTTCACAATCTATGCAAACCGTGTTTGATGTAGCGTAGAATGCGTCATTCCACATCAGTGGCATTAATTCAGGAACAGCTTTTATTCCCTCACCCTCTGGTGTATATTTAAGGGTGGATGCCCACTTCTGGAAGACGTGTTGTAACATGGGCGAGCTGGGGACATGCACATTCTTGTCCTTCGTAGAGATAAGGAACTCATCTTGATAGCGTTTCTTCCGCAATCTTAACATGTTGAGCAGCCCCTCATAATCTACTGTTTTAGTGGTTGTACAATAGGTGGTGTCAGTAACTTCCACTATGAAATCATATACTGAGGTGTCGAATTCCAGTTGGATATTCCCTTCTTCTAAGTCAAACTCTATTAGTGCTCGATCATAATGGTTGAGAGGTAATGACATATCAGCATATCGCTCTTTGTTTTGTGTATACAACAATTTAGGTATGTCCAATGTGTATGTGTTCGTGTTGTTACGTTTGAAAGCGTATTCCTTCTTAATCGTAACTTCAACTCTAAAATCTATCCTCCTACGGTAGGCATCATTACTCGTGATACCCTCTGATGATACATTAGGGGAATTTGAAGAAAACAAAACATAATCTGCATTACAATAAGTACCTCCTTTGACAGAGGACGCAGTTGTACCTGACATGTTGAGAAGGTATGGTGCGGTGTTAACCAACTTTATAATTTCTGTCGCTGCGACTCCGATGTTACCAGCAGAAGCCAACTCCTTCTGTTGTCCAAAATCATCGTAAAAAATAATTTTGTTGTCTGGATGGAACCCATCCCAATACTCTGATCCTTCTGTCCTATTATGGACTATCTCCAATGGTGTCTTGTTATCATATTCCTCTTTCAATAGATGGCTGATAATTTTTTCACATAGGTTTGATTTTCCAACTCCTGCTTTTCCATGCAAGTATAGCGTAGCTGGTCTGGCTCGTGTTGACTTGTTATGAGCGAGTGTGCCATGTGCGATACGCATTAATTTTTTGTTGGATTCAATCAGAGATTGAAGTATAGATACCATTTGCCTATCGTTCTTTGTTTGCGCCTGCATGAGATATTGTTGTAACAACATCTCTATTGTCAACACTTGCTGACAGGCACGTACATCTTGAGATAGTGCGGTTTGTTTAGCAGGATCTGACATTTGTGTTAATATGTCTTTGATAGCTGGTAGTGCAGGCATAGTTTGACTCTCACTGAGTTCTTTGCGTGACTTGCCTGTTAAAGCCACGCACATAGCTTCTTCAGCTTCATCCTTCATTTCATCTATTGTTCTACGTCCTTCTCTCATTGCTTTGAGCGACATACCAACGCCCTTGATATTATCTAGGATTTTCCTGAAATCTGGCATTTTGCCATACATGGCCGTTACAACTGTAGCAAATAAGCCTATAATGAGCGTTGGAATAAAATAAATGAATCGTGATAACATTTTTTCCATATTGACCCCTGTAATCCAGGAAGGTAGGAGGTGACCAAGGATGTTAAAATCTTCTCCTTCTACCCTAAAGCCTGCCATATCGAAATGGTCCTCTTCTGTCCCTCGTAAGAAATTCCATACTTTCGAGTCTAATTCCATTTCTATAAATTCTAACAACAAGCCTGTAATGAGCGGGATATAACTTTTCTGGGCTATGCTAAGTCCAACTGCTGCAAACAGTTTCTTAACTAGTTTGCTGAGAGATGTATGATTAGGAACCGCTTTGGCAACGGAGGATAGTAAATCATTAATATTAGCAAATACTTTGGTAATCTCACCACTTAGTATGTCAAACTTGCCAAGTGTTTGTGTAGCTGAGGTGGTAAAATGGTCAATGTTTCCTGTGGCGCTGTTAATATCCCGCACAACACTACTAGTAGTGCTGGGGAAAAGCCACTCTCCCAAGCCTTCAACTTTGTAGTCTCTTTGGGCTGGGGTAATGAAACGTTCCAACACGTCGGGTACCATGCCCCTTCGCCTTAATTCGAAGCATAGCTTGCGTGTTGTTGGAAAAGTAATAAGTGTGAGTGAATGATTGACTTCTACACGAAGTCCATTGATTTTGGCTAACATGTATACGAATGCAGGGCATTCAACATTGTGAACCTGGGTTTTGCCTTCTATGTTGACCACCACAGATGTGGTCCATGTGAAAGCTGCATTATCTAGCAAGGATGTTATTTCTTCATGCAAGATCTGCCTGTATATCTTGATCTGAACCATCTGTTCAAAATCAAATTTTTTTAACTGCCGCAATAGACCTCGTGATAGGGCCAGAGCCTTGACAGTGGGTGTAACTTCTCTCTTATATCTGGGTAAAAGATAAGATGTGTACATATTCATTGTATTACTTGTTGTAACTGAAATAATACTTGCGTGCAATTTACTGTTGTAAGTGCGATTTGCGAATGTGAGTGCGAATGCGAGTGCGAATGCGATTTACGAGTGCGAGTGCAGGTGCGTTGATACGATTACGAATGCGATTGGCGCGAACGAGTATTAATACGAGTGCGAATTTGAGTTGCGAGTGCGAGTGCGAGTGCGTAAATGCGTCGACGATCGTTCCGTGGATCCCAAATGGGGGTAACGAACAGATAAGTAAAGTGCGTGCGTACGAAAGAAAACTAAT